TGTGCGAATGGTGAACGGCGACATCATCACATTCGCAACGGTCCCCGCCGGCATATTCCCGGTCCAGGTCAACAAAGTCCTTTCGACCGGGACCACGGCAACTGGAATATCGGCTTTGTATTGATGCCCGAACAACAGTTCATCTGCGACTTCAGCGGGTTTAAGTTCCCGATCTCAGAAGGCGTGCGCAATTGGGATGGCATGTTCGTTCACCGCCGCTACGCAGACAAGCGCAACCCGCAGGACTTCGTGCGGGGCGTACCTGATCGCCAAAATGTGCAGATCAGCCGGGTCGAGCCGCCCGACGTTTTTCAGGACACCCCCGTCTCGCCATCGGATCTCTAAATGCGCATCGAAGGCCGAATTTCAGACGATCAGACGGCCTATGAGGTGGTCCAAGGCGATCGGCTGCTATACTCGATCCCGCTTGATCAGGTCAGCGACAAGCTGCGCGCCGCGATCAAGCGCAACGCATGGACGCCGCTGCCATGAGCACATCCGGCACAACCGCATTCACCCTCGTCAATAATGAGTTTTGCGAGCGCGCGTTTGCCCTGCTTGGCATTGGCCAGGAAGGTGAATCGATCACCGCGAAAATGTATTCCGACGCGACTTACGCTTTCAACCTGATGATCAAGACCTTCTCGGCGAAAGATCATCTCTGGAGCAGGGCGGGCGGCTCGCTGACGCTGATCTCGGGACAGGCAGCGTATGCGCTGGGTGGCGCTAGCGGCAAGCCCATGCGCGTGCTATCGGCGCGCCGCAAGACGACCGCGAGCGGGAACGAGGTGCCGATGACCGAATGGTCGCGGCAAGAATATCTTGATCAGCCGAACAAGACATCGTCGCTGTCGACGCCGACGAGCTTCTATTACGACCCTCAGCGCGCGACCGGCACGCTGTATGTCTGGCCGGCGCCATCAACCGCAGTCGCATCGACAATGACCATCGAATATGACTATCTGCGACGGCTGTCGGATATGATCTCGTCGAGCGATGAGGCGGACTTTCCGCAGGAGTGGCTGGAGACGCTGGTCTACAACTTGGCGGTCCGGCTGATGCCGCAATATCCGGTGAACGACGGCAACCTTGCCAAATTGGTGATCGGGCAGGCGCAAGAACTGCTCGCCGGCATGTCTGGCTGGGATGAGGAGCCTGCATCGGTGTTCCTGCAGCCCGATGCGCGCTGGTAGCCGCCATGCGCCAGATCAAGCCCGCCCTACAGCATAGCGAGGGACGATCGAAGCCGTGGTCCGGTTCGACCCTGATCAACTGCTTTTCAGAGAAGGCGGACGGCGACAAGGAGGTAGACTTCGCCGTGATGGCGATTCCCGGCCTGCCGCTGTTCGGCGCACTCGGGTCGGACGCTTGCCGCGGCGCCCACGTCATGGCCGGCGTCCTGTACGTCATAGCCGGGGCATTGCTTTACGCGGTAGCAAGCGATGGCAGCTCGACGGCGATCGGATATATTTCCGGTAGCGGGCCGGTGCGAATGGATGATAGCGGATCTCAGCTCGCCATTTGCGCCGCGCCGATCGGGTACGTCTATGACGGGGTGACGCTGGCCAGCCCTTCCGGCCTGCCGATGGTTTCGGATGTCGCCTATCTCGACGGCTATATGGTCTGGACGGTCTATAACTCCAATCAGTTCGTGTTCTCGGAAATCGGCGATGCGATGGTTTATGACCCGCTTGATGTCGCCACCGTAGCGGGCGCGCCGGGCAATCTCGTCGGGGTCATCAACAACCATCGCGAGCTTATGTTCTTCAAGAACAAGACGCTCGAAATATGGTATGACAGCGGCGATGCCGATAACCCGATTCAACGCCAGGGAAACGCGTTCATCGAGCGCGGCACCCTTGATCGCGACAGCATCGTAAAAATCGACAACAGCGTTCATTTCATGGGCAATGACCGGATCGTGTACCGGCTCGCGGGTTATGAGCCGCAGCGGATATCGACCCATGCCATAGAATTTAGTTTCCGCGCTGCCGACATTGCTAGGGCCTTCGAATACACCCAGGAAGGCCACAAATTCTACGTCATCTCATCCAATGATGTGACGATGGTTTTCGACATGGCAACGGGCGCATGGCACGAGCGCAAGTCGTACAACCTGCCGACTTGGCGGGTGTCTGCTTCGGTCGACGCCTATGGAACCACCGTGTTTTGCGACCGTTATACGGGCAACCTCTACCGCCCCGATTTCGACACATACACAGAGGCTGGAGATCCTATCCGGGTTGAAATCGGATTGCCGAGCGTCGACAGCGGTAACCGCAGCCGGGTGACGATGTACGCGTTCGAGGTCTATTGCGAAACTGGCGTGGGGCTGAGCGTTGGGCAGGGTTCCGACCCGAAGATTGTGATGCTCTATTCGAAAAATGGCGGGCGCACATGGTCGAATGAAATGGAACGGTCGCTTGGCGTGATCGGCGATTATGAGCATCGCGCGGTTTGGCGGCCCGGCGTCCAGTTTCGCCAGATCGATATCAGGCTCTACGTGACCGATCCGGTTCGCAGGTTCATGATAAGCTACTGGATCGATGCGCGCTGATGGACATGGTCGCGATCAATCCGCCGGCAAACGCACTCGTCGATCAAAACGGCAACATCACGCCGCCATGGTATCGCTACCTGGCGCAAAGCAAGGCGCAAGCGGATGGGTCGACCAACGCCGCTTTGCTCGGGCTTGCCGACATCTCGAATATATTCCCCAACAGTCGACGGCTTGCGGTAGCGGCCGGCGAGATCGTCGCGACGCTCGGGCCAGTGGATTACACGCTGGGCCTGGCTAACACCGCCGTGGCACCGGACGCCTATGGCAGCGCAAGCAAGACGGTTGCTTTCACCGTCGATGCCAAGGGGCGCCTGACAGCCGCCGCAGAATATGATCTCGATACGGACAATATCACCGAGGGCGGGTCGAATCTGTTTTTCACAACCGCGCGCGCGCGCGCATCGGTAAGCGCCGGTGGCAATATCAGCTATGACAGCGTAACTGGCGTGATCGCGGTTGATACAGTGCTGGCGTCGGGAACCTACACGCCGACCTTGACCGGCGTTGCGAATATCGACGCGACAACCGCCTATGCCTGCCAATATATGCGCGTCGGATCGGTCGTCACGGTATCGGGCAAACTTGATGTTGACGCTACAGCCGGCGCTACACTGACACAGGTTGGCATATCGCTACCGATCGCGTCGAACTTCGCATCTGACGGTCAATGTCGAGGCGTTGCGGCGACCTTGACCCCTGAGACGATCGTGGTACGCGCCGACGCCGCGAACGATCGTGCGGAACTGGTTTACACATCGGTGAGCACCGCCAATCACGGGATGTCGTTTCAGTTCACTTATGTGATTATCTGATGCCAGCTCTCTCCGCAGGGGATTTTAACCCCCGTTTCCAGCACGCTGTACAAAGGCTGGGTGGTTGGCTGGCACCGCGGGGATGAGCGCGACCTGGCGAAGGTCACCCGAAATCATTCAGTAGCATCGCGCTCCTTCCATACGCTTGCGGGCCGTGCTATAGAGCGCCTTGCGAGGCGCTCAGCGCGGCCGGGATGATCAAACCGGCGGTCGCGAGACAGAGATCTCCCGATCTGTCCGAGGCGCGCGTTGCGGCACAATTTGGCATTCGTTAATGCTCGCGACAACCTGCCCCTGGTGCGGGTTGCGACGGCCGATGATGCGCCCTGGATCAGTGATGTGATTGGCTCGGATGCGTCTGAGTATATGAAGCGCGTCACGACCCTCGTAAGCGAGCATGGCGGCTTTTTCCTTGAGCCGATCACATCGTCAATTCTTGAAGCGCACATGTTCTACAAGCGCGAAGGGCGCGGTTCCGAGGCGCTACACGCGGCCCGCGCCGGACTCGGCTATGCTTTCGACATGCTTGGCGCCAGCGTCGTATTCGGCCGCATCCCGGTAGCCGACCGCGCTGCCCGACTTTTCACCCGCATGATCGGCTTCAGGTCAGATGGAATACGCCCACGCTGTCCGGGTGACGCCATGGTCGAATGGTTTGAAATGAGGAGCGAAGAATGCCCAAGGTGAGCTCCCAATCACCGAGCTATTGCGCATGCGGGGATCACGCCTTTCTCGCGATGAAGCGGGGTGTCACGATGGTCGATCTGGAACACGCCGCACTGCTTCATGGTAACGCCTTTTTCGTCAATGGCGGCTACGCGCAGAGTCGCCGCATAGGCAAACTCCACCGTGCTGTCGTTGGTTCGAAATCGCCTAATGTTGACCATCGAAACCACGACAAGTTGGACAATAGGCGCCGAAATCTTCGGGAATGCTCGGAGCAGCAGAACCAGTTCAATAAGCGACCAAACGCCAAAGGAAAATCGGCATACAAGGGTGTCTCATGGCTGTCGCGACAGGAGTGTTGGGTCGTGCGTATCAGCCTCAATCGCAAGAAAATTTGGGTTGGAGCGTTCAAGGATGAGATGGAGGCGGCGAAGGCTTACGACGCCGCTGCCAAGCGGTTTTTCGGCCAGTTCGCCTTTATCAACTTCAAAGACGGAGGCGGCCTATCCCACCCGCAGTAGCAATTGCAGGCGCTGCCGTCGTCGGCGCAGGCGCTTCGATCATATCCGGCAACAAGGCGGCCAAGGCGCAGAAAAACGCCGCAGCGCAAGCCGCCGAGAGTTCCCGCGAAGGGTTGGCCGAGCAGCGGCGCCAGTATGACCAGACCCGCGAGGATTACACACCAAACCGGGAGGTGGGCTACGGCGCTCTACGAAAGCTCGCAGGCCTGTCTGGTGTCCAGCAAGTCGACAATGCCGGCAACCCGATCGGCGACGGTGGGTATTCAGACGGAGGCTTTACAACTTCACCGGGCTACCAGTTCCGCCGTAGTGAAGGCCTGCGCGCGATCGACCGCGGGAACGCATCACGCGGTCTGCTCAATAGCGGTGGCGCCGACAAGGCGCGCATGCGCTACGGAGACGGACTGGCGGCCTCTGAATATGACAGCTACGTCGGCCGGCTCGCGCAGCTTGCGGGCGTCGGACAGGCCGCGACAGGATCGACGGCTGCGGCGGGTGCGCAGGTCGCGAACGCAGCCACCACTTCAGCCGGCCAGATCGGCGCGGCGCAGCTTGCGGCGGGGAATGCCGCGGCGGGGAATGCTGCGAACATCGGGGCGTCGATCAACAAAGGTGTCACCAATCTCGCGAGTATCTATCTTTCCAGTCAGGGCGGATTCGGCGGCGGCGGTGGTTTTGGCGGCACCACGCCGACATGGAGCTATTGATGGCAGATCCTTTCGCAATCCTGGCAGAAAGCCAAGTCGACGTCCCGAGCCTTAT